GGTTATTTCAATTTTTATACCGCTTGATAATTCAAGACCAAGGACCGCCAACTGGTTGGAAGTTGAGAGCGTGTCAACATTTAGAACCATGGATGAAAACCTAGGCAGAGCGTCCTTAAATTTAGCAAGCAAAAACTTTGCAGCATTCAAAACATCAGAATCACTTGAATTTAAAAGACTGGTCCTTTCCAGGTAACGCTTCAAATATTTACCCTGGCTAGCCGTGTCACTTGCCGACTGAACAGTTCCCCCTTCTCTTTTTAAATTTATGACATTAAAAATTAAATCGTCATCAACAGGTTGGCTGACTTCCAAATAAGGAATGTCAGAACCATCATCAGAAAACACTTGTGAGGAAGTAGTAGGAAAAGATGCGTGCCGGTTTTTAAAATTAAGAGTTCCATCAGCACCAGTAAAAAATGCACCGTTCTCGCTTTTTTCAATTTCTTGAATTAAACCTAAAACATTGGTGGACTTGTTTATTGACTGCATCGTTGAGTTGCCGGTGTCAATTGAAGTTGAACCTGAAAAGGCAACCTGAGAGTTAGACAAGATAGATGAAACCATTGACCCGGAGTCCGTAGAACTAACAGACAAAGAAGTAGCCTCAATATTTGACAACTTAACAAAAGAGTCAGCACAGGAAACCTGGACCTTTGAAGTTGTTTTATTTGGATATTGAGTAACCCAATCAGTAACAAAACCAGTGTAAAGATTTGTATAAGATGACTCACCAGCAACAAGAGCATCGATAGAAACTTCAATCAAGGGTTCTATTCCTGGAAAATAAGGACTGTTAATATTTGCTGGGTTAAAACGACCATCAGCTGAATTTTCAAGCAAAACAGTTGCGGTACCAGCACTAAAAGAGTTAAGGTCACGGGATCTACCACGGTTGACATTTACAGACTGAACAAAAGAAGTCACATCAACTAAAGTCACCGCACCACCTAAAACATTTCCTGAGTCCAGGCGGCCACGAATTGCATCATTTAAAGTAAAAACATTAGGGGTAAAACCAAAACGAACACGCAGCGTAGGTGCAGCCATTAAATTATGTCCAAAGCACTTATACGAAGTGGAAGTGGACCATTAGAACGCTGGAACTTTCTAAGTTGCTCAACAATTTCACGACCAATCTCAGAACCATCAGCACCCATGCCAGCGTTGACTGTTATGTTTACATTTGAGCGGCCAAGGTTGTCGCCAGCTCTCGACAACGGAATTATAGCCTCAGGACCACGCTCGCCAATTAAAGCGGTCGTAGGTTGAGTCACAATGCCACCCTTGGCCAAGCGTGGAATATTTGGAATGTCAGGTGGGTCAATATCGATACCAAAGAACGAAAAGCCCAGGCCTGAATTTAATGAGCTGATAAAGCCGTTTAATTTGTCAATAACTTTATTAAATACAAACTTAACACCCTCAAATACAACACCCGCTGAAGTTTTTAAAACCGTTGAAATAGTTTCTAGTAAACCCTTACCGAAATCTTTTAATTTAGGAACTATAAAATCTTTAACTTTTTTTAATCCATCAATGATGACACCAGCTAAAACCTTGACAAAGTCCCAGCTGTTTTTGAAAAAATCCAACAGATCCCTAAAGATACCTTTAAAACCATCAACAGCCAACGAAACATCGCCAGTTAATAAACCAGTTATGACCTTTACAACAGACTCGAAAAAACTTTTTAATCGGTCAAACACCTCAGTGACTTTTAATACAGCAGACTCAAAACCAGCCTGAAACCCCTCGCCTTTAAAGAAATTAATAAAATTAGAAAATAAGTTTTTTAGAAACGCAATAGAATCAGTTACGAAGTTTCTAAAACCCTCGACATTATCAAAAGCAAAACGGAAACCAGCAGCCAAAGCAGCAACAGCTCCAAGAATTAATACAAAAGGACTAAACAAAGCAGCAACAGCAGATGCCAAGGATACAACAGACGCAAGCAAGATACCTCCAATAATGGTGGCCAAAGCAGTAAAAGCAACCTTGGGGTTTTCTTTTATAAAGGCACGGATACGCTCAAACACAGGAGTCAGACGCTCCTCAAGTTTTTCAAAAGCAAGTCGAATGTTATTAATTAAACCCTGGAACTCAGCAGAACCAATAAACTCCTTTACATTATCGCTAAATGCTTTGACCCTTGGCTCCAGGCGTTCAAAAGTAGCCCTGGCATTATCGACAAAATCAAGCAAAATAGGTGCTAATTTTTGGCCAATTTCAATTACAAAAACATTGATAGCTGCTCGTATTTTATCAAGGACCAGGCCAATGCCCGATGCACCAGTTCTAAAAGCCTCATCGGTAGCACCAAAAGATTGACCAGCAGCCTCAAGCTCAGCAGCAAACTTGGCCGCACCTTTACCAGTAAGCGTCTGTGCAGCGTTAGCAGCCTCAACCCTTGTGAAATAAGCAGACAAAGATACACCATTTCTATCAGCCTCTTCTTTTATCAAGGCAAGAGCAGACTGAACGTCACCGCCCTCCTTTATAAAATTAGCAAAATCCTTGCCAGCAAGCTCCTTAAATATTTTAGAAACCTTGGATGATGGCTTGGCCAAAGCAGAAAATATCGCACGCAGCTGCGTTGCAGCAACAGACGTAGGAGTTCCAGCAGCCGTTATAGTAGCCAAAGCAGCAGTAACATCACCAAAGCTAACACCAGCAGCAGCAGCAACAGGTGCAACTTGGAATAAAGACGCAGACAATTCATCAACGGTGGTCTTACCACCTTTGACAGCCGTAAAAATTAAATCAGATGCCTCACCAACAGAGATAACATCAGAGCCAAAAGCATTGACAACAGATGACAAACCGTCAACAGCAACCTCAAGAGTCGTAGCACCACCAACAGCTAACTTATTAGCGGTCTCAAGAAACGCAAAAACATTATCAGGTGGCACACCAGCAGATAGAGATGAATACAAAGATGGGATGACTTCCTCAGGCAACTTGCCGATTTCTTTTGACAAAGCAAGAACGTCATCGGTCATTTGGTCCATGGCCGCAGTAGTTATGCCAGGCAACAAAGTAAAGACTTCAAGCATTCCGTCCTCAAAAGCACGGAACTCACCGATTGCTTTAGTTGCAACAGCACCAGCAGCAACACCAATACCAGCAAAAACTTTATTAATTTGACCGCCTACACGGTTCATGTCTTGGCCCAAAGCCTCAAAAGACTTGCCGACTCGGCCAACTTTTCCTAAAAACTTTTTAGTGTCAGCTAAAAACTCAAACCGCAGCGTTTTCTTTTCCATTATTTACCCTTGATGGCTTTCTTTGCTAGCTTTAACATTTGGTCAGCATAATCCTCAGAGAGTCCCGGTACGATTTTAGCTATTGTTTTTTCAGCAACATAACCGCCAAACTTTGTCCCTTCAGGAAAACCACCCTGACGAGTCCAAAAGTCACCAACCCACTCCTTATAAACCCTACGCTTCATTTTTTCAGCAGGATAATAAGAACCTTTTATACCTCGATTATTTAATTTAACTCCAGGTTGGACAGCACGACCAACAGCACCACGCTGCGTCTTGCTTATTTGATTTGATGAACCCAAATCTCTAGACCGACCAACAATAAGATTGGGTATAAATTGATACTTACGGCCAAATTCTAAGTTTCTAACAAATTTATTGGTTTTACGAATATCAAGGTGTGCAGTTTTATCAGTGCCACCACCAACATAACCAGCAGCTCCCCGTTTTCTTTTTGGTACAGCTGAACCTTGCTCACGCTGACGCAAAGCCTCAGCACGAGTAGCGGCCTCAACCTCTTTACTTAAATCCTTGTGAAAGGATCTAAACTCCTTACGAACCTCGCCAGCTTTTTCTAAGCCACGCAGCCCACGAATAACATCGTTTAAACCGTCAGCAGCAATACCGGACCCACTGGTCTTTTTTGTTAAACCTTTAGCCATTACTTGCTTGCTTGCCTTTCCTGTTCATTTCTTTTAATAATTGAATTTTGTAAACCCAAGAAATACTCGAGTGGTAAATTGGCCACTTCTAACGGACTTAAACCCGCAGCTAAAGCAATATCACAAATTATGCTAACGAAGTGACCGTCAACTACCCCGGGGAATCATCCCCTTCAAGGCCGTCAATTTTAGCAACACCCTCCAACCATTTATCAAAAGAGTCAGTGGTGCCTAAACGCTTTGACGCATTCCAGCATAAAAACATTAACTCCTCAAATGCTAAATTTTGAAGTTCAGCAGCTGGACGAGTTCCAAATTTACGCTCAACAGCGACAAAGTCAATAGGCCTTAAATCAAGCTCTTGCTTAGTTCCGTCTACTAGCACCAAAGTGAGCTGGTGCAACCCTGATGGATTAGACATACTAAGAAGTAGCTCTCGAAATTGTACCGGTGGTAGGCCAGGTAACGCTTACAGTTGCAAGGTCACCAACAGCATTTCCAAAAGGAACATGCTGAGTCACTAAACAGTTACCGGTATATTTTGGGTTTGTTGAACTTACAGAACCACTGGTTGGCCTGATGTCAAAAGCTACAGAAGTTCCCAGGATTGGAAAAATTGTAGCGTCAACTTCACTAGCAGCAAAGTCTGAATTAAATTCAAGACTTATCGAGCCGTCCTTTAATCCTCCTTTTCTACTACGAAAGGTCGCCGACATGGCAGTGTCATCTTGCTCTTCAGATGTGATGTCCAAAGTTACAGAACGAACATGGTCGGATAAGTTCACTGAATTTATAGTCACAGACGCATCCGTGAAAACAAAAGTAGCCATAATAAATATCCTTTTCTTTTTACTTACAAAAATAATACTTTTATTTGTTAATCAAAAACCTTAGTGGCCTAGTCAGAAGTAAAACAGATAATCGGTGTATTATGGCCATTTCAAGCCCCTGTGTGCGATTTGTAATATGAGTAGGCCCAATGGTAGCCTAGACAACAAATACCCGTTAAAACAAAACCTAAGGCCTGTCATGGCCATATTTTGTGAATCAATGAATTTAGGCTATAAA